ATTACTCAAGACGATACAAAAGATGATATTATTAAAAAATATCAAAGTAACTTCGAAGAAATATACAACACTTGGGGATTTGCTGAAGGTATTGCTGCATGGCAGTACTCATATCAGTTCCTAATTGAAGGTCACTTAAGCTTTGAGATTATTTATGATAATCCTGAAAAGCCTAAGAAAATAATCGGATTTAAGGAATTAGATCCAGCTAGCATTGCTCCACAGCTTAATAAAGATGCTAGAGGAAAAATGTATCTACAATGGACTCAATACGATCCTTCTAATGGATCCACTAGAGTTTTATCAGATTCACAGGTGATTTACATATCATATGCAAATCACTTTAAAACAAAAAGAATTAGTTTTGTTGAAAGACTAATTAGATCATTCAACTTATTAAGAATATTAGAGCACAGTAAGGTAATATGGCACGTTATGAATGCACCAATTAGATTACAGACCAAAGTGCCAACAGGATCTAAGTCTTTCCAAAAGGCACAAGAAGATGTTAAAGAGTTTATGAACTTGCTAAAAGAGGATGTATTCTTTAATGGTGATACTGGAGAATTAACAGTGGATGGTAAACCTAATATCTTATTCTATAAGAATTATGTTACTCCAGTTAATGATCAAAATCAATCAATATCGATTGAAGCGCTATCATATCCAGGTCCTAATTTATCAAACTCTGAATTACTTGGTTACTTCACTAAGAAATTGAAAATGGATTCTAAGATTCCTTATTCAAGATGGGAAGGTCAATCCGGAATGGGAGCCTTTACTTTGAATGCTGAAGGTATTACAAGAGAGGAAGTTCGATATCAGAAATTTATTAGAAGATTACGCTCAGCTTTCTCTGAATTAATGGTAAAACCATGGTATCTGCAAATGTGTTTAGATTTTCCAGAACTTAGGGAAGATTATAAATTCAATAATGCAATTGGAATTACATACCATAACGATAACGTTTTCGAAGAAATGAAAGAGAACGAATTGGAAGCTAAACGTATTGCATCATTCACCGCTAAGAAAGGAGTTCTAAAGGATGATGGAACACCATACTTCTCTACTGAATACTTAATTAGAAAAGAATTAAGAATGACAGAAGATGAGATTGAATCTAATAAGAAATGGTTCGAAATGGAAAAAGATGAAATCGCCGAAGGAGAAGCAGCGGGTGCTCCAGGAGGAGAAGCAGCGGGTGCTCCAGGAGGAGAAGCAGCAGCACCCGCCGCAGCAGGAGAAGCAGAAGGTGGAGGTGGAGAAACCGTAGAAGGTGGAGAAACCGGAGCAGACGGTAGCTTATAATGAGATTCTACATCTATCACATATTCCTCTATTTAATATATCAAATAGATCGACTCATACATAGATCATAACATACAAAAAAGCCCAATCATTAGATTGGGCTTTTTCATTTAAATAACTTTGATTAATCGTATAGTACTGCGAATGGAGATCTTCTTCCATCGATTGAAACTGACAGTACGTAAACCTTTCTGTCTTTTTCGTCTGTAATATATTGTGGCTTAGCTGAGATTCTTCTTTTTCTAGCTTCACCTACGTATTTCGATATTTGACTGTTAGCATCTTCTGCTAATTTAAATGGATCTAATTCGAATTCAAATAAATATTTTTCAGATTCAATTCCAAATCCAGGTTCTCCTAATACTTCACCACGATTAGTAAGAAGAGTCATTCTAACTTGACTAATACTCGCTTCGATTTCGTCATATACTTCTATTTGATCTGGTCGATACTTAGGATCATTTGGTGCCCTCATATAAAAATCTCTAATGTTTGCCATATAATATTATTTATTGGATTAATATAGTAAGTCCTTTAATGCTGACATTGCATCATCGTCTAACATTCCCCTGAAATCAGATTTCATAAAATACGCTTGTAATTTATCATTAGCTAACACCCATCTTCCATTTTCATTCTTCTTACAGTATATACTAAGTAGTCCAGTTCTAGGACCTCCCCACATTCCACCTCCGCCTGTTAAATTAGTTGACCAATATCCTCTGTGTATTTTCCAGTTATACACCATTCCCTTTATTTCCTCAACTATATATTTAACGATTTCAGTGTATCGTCTTCCTTCTTCTCCAGATTCATATATGAATTCTAATACTCTAATCTTAGTAGTATCGTCAATTCGTATATTACTAGTTTTACCTAAGTTGTCTTCAACTTCCATCCACTCTTTAGTACGAGCTTCATTGATGAATTGATTGTATGTATTAATATATCTCATATACTATTATTTATCTAAGATCATGAACTCGAAACTCATCCCACTCAATACACAAGCATTCATTTTTGCTATATTATTATCTAACTCTTTTTCATACGTATATTTGGATTTAACCTCTATTATTTTATGCTCAGATATAATATAGATATCTGGATAATATCTTCTTGTTTTACCTTCAAATTCATACATGATACTTCCAATATGCTTTGAAATATTTGAATCTTTTATAACTAAATCGGATTCATCATATACTTTTAATAAAATATCTAAAGCGTTAGGTTCATATCCTTGAACTTTTACTACTCGTCCAGACGGTAGCTTATAGTTTTTAAATGTGAATTCACAATATGCAATTTTTTCAAAATATTCAGCATTTTGCATAGGGTGATTTGCTCCGTAATTGTCATTAAATGTTTCCTTTCGTTTATCTAAAAATTCACTAGTTTCAGTATATGTATCTTTTCCATACTTCTGATCGAATGTTTGTCTTCTCTTATTTATGACTTCCTTATTATCTACAAAATCTTCACGTGACTGTGTAACCCAATCTACTCCTCTTTTTTCTTGATTTGTCTTCATCACGCTATCTCTCCAGTGTTTAGTTTGTCCTATGTTACTAGCACCATATTTAGACATTATTCCTTCTTCAGTTTTGATTTGCCTATGCTTAGTTTCGCATTCTTTAATTCCACATGTCCCTTTATAAAATTCTCCCGTTATTCTAGCATTATATGGTTTTACCTGTTTAGGATTATTACATATTGGACATACTAATACTTCTGATATATTATTAATGTAATGAAATAGCATTTGATTTACAGTAGGAGATTCATAGTGTTCTAGTAAAAATGAAGTTTCGCGTATGATCTCATCTAGCATCCCGTCCTTGTTCTTTTTGATTGATACTATCGCAGTACTTGGACGATTTGCGTTAAAGTTGCGATTAATGTAATTCTTTAGATTTGACATAACTAATTGTTCTTTTAGTTATTTATCAAAGAATATCAGTAGAAAATACAACAGATTGAGGTAATATGCTAAAATTCAATTTAGGGTTAGGAGGCGAGCCTATTGGTGAATCAAAAACATCCAGTCAGTTGTATTTTCTCCTTTTATCATTGTCTTAACTTCTTCCATTTCCTTTTCAGCTGTTGCTACCATGTTTTGATAATTTATAGTAACATCTCCTGGAAGTTGATAATTAAATGTCTGCAACATATGTGATAATCTTACTTTAGCATGAGCACGAACATGTCGTTGATAAAGTTCGTCATCATATAATTTATCAATTGCAATCTTCTTAAATACTTTAGCTACTGCATCAACCTTAGGTGTTCTTCCTACAACTCCTAATAACTTTGTATTCTTATTGTAGTCATATGCAATAGTATCTAATATCATCCCTTTTGTTAAATCTAGGAATGAAAACATGATTGTTCTGTACATGATTGATTCTCCCATGAATGGAGTAAGGAATATTTCAGATCCCATAAACTTTCCTTCTGAGAAATCTCTATCAATTGATGCAAATATAGATCCACCTTTTGCTTCCTTCAATTCAACCATAAATTGGACACAATCTGGCATCAGTATCTGTCTACCATTTTTAAATCCATCAGATTTAAATAATTCCTTTGGTAGTAATAAATATTTAGACTCAATTGCATATCTCCAGTTATCATAGAAATACAACGCATCTATATTTATGATACGTTTTATTTCTTTTTCTGGTAAAGAATACGGAAGCATTCCAGAAAATGTAATTTCATCCTGTATATCAGCTATAAGTTCTGCTTCTGTCATCCCAATTATATTTTTTCTCCTGTATCTCTACTGAATCCTTGTGATCCTAGATCTACTTTGTAATTATCCTCCTGTTCACCTCCATTTGTTCTAAGAGCTCTTTGATTTTTCTTATTAGATCTCTCATCGTGTTTACCTGCTCTTTCTAAACATGTCTTAGCCCATTGATGAACTTGATGAGCCTTTAAATGATTCTTCCAATCACTATGGAAAATAAGATTTAATGCTCTTGTGATATCAACCTCCTCTACTCCTCCGGTCTTATCAGCATCTTGATAACGATAAGGGTTACGTGCTTCTTTTTCATCTGCCATTGCTTTTGCAATTGCCATTACTTGACTGTGAATACTATTCACTGCGCCTTGAACCATTCCAGCAAAGTTAGTATTGTGAACTATCTTTTGCTCAGTTTCATTTACGAAATCACTATATGACTTTACTTTCTTATCCTCTTTCATTATACAGTAGGTGGTGTTTGTGTAGGTTCAACTTGTGCAGGAGCAGGTGGAGCTGATGCTCTCTTCTTAGCTGCTTCCACTCTAAGCTTATTTAATTCTTCTTGTTTTGCATTTCGTTGCTGAGTTAAACTAGCAATTTGCTTATTAAAATTATCAATTGCATCAGTCTGAGGCTGTTCTGCGATAGGATCCACTGCAGCTGGTGCCTGAGCAGTTACCGCTTGTTCCTCAAGGGCCTTAGCTTCTTTGTTTCTAAATTTCTTAAAATTATCGATGTGTCCCATTATAGTTCGTTATTTTCTGATTTGTCTTTCTTAGTGCTCTTCCTATGAGATTCCATGAATTCTTTATATGTCATCGCACGTTTCTGTTTCTTTTCATCTGGGTTAGCACCATATCTTGCTCCCGCTAATGTTCCGGGAGAACTATTCCAATGTGTAGGAATTGATCCAGCTCGACCAGTTGCAATGGTTTTAGGTTGCTGTACATTATGCTCAGGATTATTCAGTTGCTCAACTGGTTTCCTATTCATAGTATTTGCACCAATGCTCTCTTTTACAAATGATATGTAGGTTTTAACGCTCATTAAAATTCGAATCCATCTAATCCACTATCCATACCACCGCCTGAGTCAGTTTCCTGTCCAGCTGCAATATCATCATATGTAGGAATTTGTTGCTCGTCTGAATCGATCATCTCTTCATCGTCATTTGCTCCTTCAACTCCGTCTGGTGTGAAGTCAACTTCATCCGATTGATATCCGGTTCCTAATATCTTATCAGTTATTGCCTTAAGTGCCGCTTCTACAACTTCGTATTCAGCGTCTCCTCTTGTATCTAATTCACCAACTTTGTCAAGCATTTCACCAACTGTCATACCTAATAATTCAGCAGGTAGTTGTGTTTCGTGACTCTCATGTAGTCTTCTTAATTTAATGTAGCCCATAATATAATAGCTTTTATTTTATTTATTTGAGAAAGTTTAGTATTATATCAACATGGAATACAATAAAGAACAAGAAGGCAGAATTAGAATTGCAGTTGGAGAGTATATGCTCAGAAACGCTAACTTAATTCCTATCAAACACATGATGGATCCTGAAGCAGTTGAACACATTACAAATATTGGGACATCCATTATGATGAATAAGTGGGGTATCAATACTCAACCTGGATCCTTTGTTCAAGCAGTTCTCGATAATGACCTAGAAGGATCAGTTAATCGAGCAGATAATGTGAATAGGGATCTTCTTCCATTTTACGTTACACTTAAATATAATTTGGGATACGTTGGGTAAAGAGTGGTATGTCTATATCCTATTATGTGGAGACGGAAGCTATTACACCGGAATAACAACTGATGTTCAGAAGCGTTTAGAAACGCATAAGAATGGGAAAGGAGCTAAGTATACGAGAGGTCGAGGACCACTTTCTCTACTTTATGTAGAAACACTTGCCAATAAATCTGAAGCCCTTAAACGTGAGCATGTAATCAAACAATTAACTAAGAAAAAGAAAACCGATTTAATTAACGGAATATAATATAGTATGAGCGACGAATTAACAAAGGTACGTAAGGAAATTGAAAACGAGATCCTAGCAAAAGTTAAAGAAATTGAGGTTAATATATTGACCGGTAAAGGACCTGACGGCTATACTAAAATAGAAATGCTCGCCATAATAAATGACGAGCTTTCTGATGTATTATTAAATTGGGAAGATCGACTATTTGATAGTGATCTAGCTGATGAATTTGATGAATATTAATTATATATCCATTAATCGAAGATAACCTTCTCTTAAGTGTTTATATGCTAATTCTAATTGTCTGGTAATATATGGACTTACTTCATCTACTCTTTTAGATTTATTAACTCCTGCATCTGCAATAGCTTGTATCTTTTCTAACATTAGAGTAAGTTCACTAGCTCTAGATTCTTCTCCTATTTCAGGACTTCTTTCGAACTCGAATGGTAGTTCCATTTGATCTTCATCGTCTGGATTTGCTCCAAACTTAGCAGATTGTGGTTCATATGGACTTTGCATTCTTTCTGTAGAATCTATAAAATCTCCAAATGATTCCGATACTCTATATTTCTTATTAGTACTCATATTATCTACAACCTTCGCACATCATTCCCATACTAGCTCCTTGCCACCATGATTCTGGATCTTTTTGATTTGCAGCTCCCATTGGATATGATCCTCTTTCAATTTCTTTCTTAGATCCGCATGATTTACATGTTACGAAACAATCATCTCCATCTTCTTCTCCTTCTTCTCCTTCGTCGTCAAATTCAAGTTCAATAATGTCTAGTTCATCTGCATATAGGTCTCCATGAGAATTACCTCTTGATGGAACAGGTCCTCTTGCTTCAAAATCATCGAATGATTCTAGAATTAGACTATTTCTAACTACTCGTACTGATTCATTAGTTTCTTCCTCTTCTTCCTCTTCATCATCCTCGTCTTCTTCCTCTTCATCATCCTCGTCTTCGTCTGATTCTCCTGCTTCAGGATCTCCTGAACCATCGTCTTCAAAATCATCTTCTAAATCTTCTTCCTCTTCTTCGCCCTCATTTTCCATTTCTTCTGGTGTAATGTGATCGTCTTCTTCCTCTTCATCAGATGGAGCAGCCATTCCTTCCGTAGGTTCAGTTGGCATTCCATTTGGTGAATCCGGTGTAGCATCCGCTCCTTGAGCTAATGGTCTTTTTGGACCTGCTTGTCCTTCTTCGTATGTTGAGTCATCAAATCCATCTTGGAAGTTATCTGATGCGTGTGAAAATTCTGAATAGCTAGCAGCAATGTCCTGTTCAGATTGTTGGTTATATTTAGCCGCGAATTCTGAATGGTTTAAAACTCTATTATTTTCTGCCATTGTGTATAAGTTATTTTAATTATTTATCTTCTAAATCTTCTATTTCTCGATTAATATTGTAAAAAGGTTCAATTGATTTAACCTCATCATCCTTAGCTAAATCTACACGATTAGATATCTTCGCATTATGATCTGGAACGAATATTAATACATATGATAATATTCGTTTAGTCCAAGTCATTTGACTTAAAGTAGGTCGGTCTGGTAAATCGGCTAATATATTCTCACCTAATTCCAATAATGTATCAATAATATTTGATAAATCTTTCTTAGATCTTGTATTATCATCAACTAATAACATAGTCTTATTATTTAATACGCATCTTCTAAATGCTTCGACAAAATCAGGACTTCCAAATTCTCCACTTCTCTTTGGTGTTTCATACTTAGTTTTAAATGCCTGTCTAAGTCCTGCCCATAGTTCTCCACTACTTCTTATTTTAAAAGAATCGTTCAACCATGTTATTTCATCTTCTGGTTTAAAATATCTATTGTTTGGATTACTTCTTAATAATAAACCTTTAAGCTCTCTCCAATCCGTTACCTTTCTTAATCTATTTAAAACGTCAGCGGATGTCGTATCAATCTCCTCTCTTATAATTGCTTTTAATTGAGGTAATATTGTTTTGGTCTTTGGATTGTCTTCATATGACTCTA